GCATGCAACTGGATCAATCGCCATAGAGACGACTCTGAGTCGATTGCCCTGAATCCACCGCAGGACGCAGCGTCCTGCGGATTCCAACTTCTACCAACCAATGCGGGTGAACCAGATCACCTGCAGGGGAGACTATTTCATGAATGAACCTGAATCTTTGGCCTCGCCATTGAGCCTGCAAGCAGCAGGCGAGAACGACTTCAGCGATGAGCCGCTACTCACAGCCAAACGAGCATCCAAGGCGCTGAACCTGCCGCTGTACTACTTCACCAAAACTGCAAAGCGCAAAGCCCTGGGGTTGCCGTTTTACTGCGTGAATCGGTTGGTCCGCTTCAGATTGGGTGAGCTGCACCAGTGGCAGATTGCCTATGCCCACAAGCTGCTTGAAGAACAAGACGCAGCTCTCCAAGAGGGAGGTGCGCATGCTTGATTTCAACGATGCACCCACTTCGACCACGCGCAAAGCAGTGGGGGATGCCACCGAAGCCAATCGTGAAAAATCAGAAATCCGAACAGCCCTGAACGATCAGCTGGCCCTCCTGGCTGTGGATATCTGGCCTTCGGGCAGGCGCCGCCAGAACAAATACCTGGTGGGCGATGTGATGGGTGGTCCGGGCGACAGCCTGGAGTTGCTACTCTCTGGCCCCAAGGCCGGGCTGTGGACAGATCGGGCCACTGACGAGGGTGGAGACATCTTCGATCTGATCGCCCGCTACTACAGCCTCAATGTTCAGACCCAATTCCCGCAGGTTCTGGAGAAAGCCCGGGAATGGCTCGGCCGTGTCTCGGCCATGCCACCCAGCGCTGTGGCTGCAAGTAAGGCCAAGGCGCCAGTGGTCGATGAACTGGGACCGCCAACGGCTAAGTGGGACTACCAGGATTCCAGCGGCAAGCTCATCGCAGTGGTGTACCGGCACGACCCTGAGCCTGGACGCAAGGAGTTCAGGCCTTGGGATGTGCGCCGCCGCAAGATGACGCCTCCTGAGCCACGTCCGCTGTACAACCAACCCGGCATGCTCAAGGCCGATCAGGTGGTTCTGGTCGAAGGAGAAAAGTGCGCCCAGGCCCTGCTCGAGTTCGGCGTGTGTGCCACCACGGCCATGCACGGTGCCAATGCGCCGGTTGAGAAAACCGATTGGTCGCCGCTGTCTGGAAAGCATGTCCTCATCTGGCCCGATCGGGACAAGCCCGGTTGGCTGTACGCGGACCGTGCCTCGCAGGCCATCTTGCAGGCAGGGGCCAAGTCGTGCGCCATCTTGCAGCCTCCCGCAGAAAAGCCCGAGGGCTGGGATGTGGCCGATGCACTGACCGATGGCTTTGACATTGCCGGGTTTCTGGCCGTGGGCGAGCGTATGCCGATCACGCGTGAATTCGGTGCGAACGACATCGCCATGCCGATCGAGGGCATCGACTATTCCACCGAAGATGGGCTGGCTCTGGCGTTCTCGCACCAGTTCGCCGAGGACTGGCGTTACTGCGCCCCGTGGTCCAAATGGCTGGTCTGGAATGGCGTGCGCTGGAACGTGGACAAGCAGCTGTACATCATGCACCTGAGCCGCACGGTGTGCCGCAGCGCCGCCATGTTCGCTGAGACACCGCGCATGAAAGCCCGCATGGCCAGTGCAGCCACCATCTCGGCCGTAGAGCGTCTTGTGCGATCTGACCCCCGGCAAAGCGCCACCGTTGAAGAATGGGATGCCAGTGCCTGGCTGCTCAACACGCCTGGCGGCATTGTGGACCTGCGAACCGGCGCACGTGGACCGCACGACCGCGATCGCCGCATGACCAAGGTGACCACGGCCACGCCACAAGGCGAATGTCCGGTCTGGCGAAATTTCCTGGTCAACGTCACTGGGAGCGATCAAGAACTGCAGGACTACCTGCAGCGCGTGGTGGGCTATTGCTTGACGGGCGACCTGAGCACGCACGCACTGTTTTTCCTCTATGGCACGGGGGCGAATGGCAAGTCGGTGTTCGTGAACGTGATCTCCACAGTGCTGGGCGACTATGCGGCCAATGCGCCCATGGACACCTTCATGGAGTCGCGCACCGACCGTCACCCCACCGATCTTGCCGGTCTGCGCGGTGCCCGCTTCGTCTCGGCGACAGAAACCGAGCAGGGCAGACGCTGGAACGAGTCCAAGATCAAGGCGATCACGGGTGGTGACGACATCACGGCTCGCCTGATGCACCAGGACTTTTTCACCTACAGGCCGCAGTTCAAGCTACTGATTGCCGGTAACCACAAGCCCGCGATCCGCAACATCGATGAGGCCATGCGCCGCCGCATGCACCTGATCCCTTTCACGATCACGGTCCCTCCAGAAAAGCGTGATCCGCTCCTGACCGAGAAGCTTCTGGCCGAGCGTGACGGCATCTTGGCCTGGGCGCTGGAGGGCTGCCTGCAGTGGAAGAAGCTGGGACTCAAGCAGCCCCAAAGCGTGGCCGAGGCGACCGAGGAGTACTTCGAGGCCGAAGACGCTATGGGCAGGTGGATCGCTGAGCGCTGCAACCAAGGGCCCAGCCACAAGGCCCTCACGGCCACGCTTTTCAACGACTGGAAGCAGTGGGCCGAGCTCAGTGGCGAGTACGTGGGCACCCAGCGCAGGTTCTCGGATGCCTTGCTGGCCAGGCGTCTGGAGAAGTGGCGCAACTCCATGGGCGTGCGTGGCTATGTGGGCCTTGACCTCAAACAGCCCACCTCGCTGCCTTCGCGCGCCTATCCCTACAACGACGATTGAGAGAAAAACCTAATGAAAAAGATTTCAAAAACACGACTGATTGCCAATTCTCCGACACAGCTGACTTGGTTGAACATTGGTTCTTTACGCGTGAACGCGTATACGGATAAGAGTTATGGATGTTTGGGTACGGCGACTGCGTCGGAGGCATTGTCAAACCCGGCATGCGCCGGCTTTGACTTCCCAGCGGCGCATCGGAATATTTCGTTTGGAGGGCAGGTATGAAGATCCCTCCAGCACGTTACCCATCGCCCCTTGGGCGCATGCAAGCCACTCCCATGGATGTCGAGACCACCAAGCGCCAGGGGTGGCTCGAGCAGCACATCCTGGTCATCTCGGATGAGGACGAGCGTCTGGATTTTCTGGAGCGCCAGCTCATTCGCAGCATTGGCGAGCGGCTCTATGGTCAAGGCCATGGCCAAGGTCACCCCAAGGGAGGTCGCCATGGTTGATGCCTGGACAGTCGAGACGGTGGCAGACCGATTTGTCGATGCAGCCAGAACGGCCAGGCGCCTGCCACGCGTGATGGTGCAGGGCTACGCCAGCACCTGGCCCATCGTGATCCTGCCAGGCGATGCCTACCCGGATCCGCACAAGGTGTACCGATTGCCGCCCCCGTCCCCCAAGGATGTGGAGCGCATGCTCGAAGTGATGCGCTGGGTGCAGATGCTCGAGCTCGATGAGCGCCACCTGGTGTGGATGCGGGCCAAGCGCTTTGACTGGGTGGAGATCAGCAAGCGCTTTGCCTGTGACCGCACCACGGCGTGGAGACGCTGGAAGCGGGACATGCAGGTGGTGGCTGATCTGCTCAACCGGCAGGCCCAGTCACCGCAAAAGTGAGGCCTGGCATCTGGAGAGGAAATTAGCGTGTTTTGGCGGTCATGAGCGGCGCTATTGACGTTCAAGCGTGAATGCGCGGTTTTTGAGGCCAAAACACGCTGCAACATTTCGCCGATTTGCAGCTACATTTTCATCTACGGTGGACAAACGAGTGCAAAGACAGTGATGACAGTCGCACACAGTCGATGACACCTCGAAACTTCCCCGAAACAGTCGAGGAATAGTCAAAGACAGTCGATGACATCGACGTCTTCTGACGATGTCAGACCCCTATCGATGAACTTCGATTTCTCCGGACTCCTGGTACTCCACCAGCTTTTCCAGCGGCATGTACACAGACGGCTTTCCCTCCCGGAAAACCTCCAGACGTCCATGAACTTCTGATCCCACTTCGTAGGTCCCTGCAACCAGCGGCGTAAAGCCTGCTCCGGATGCGGTGGCCTCTGTCGGGCTTTTGCGGGCCAGAACCCCGCGAACTACTTTGATTTGCACTGCAGAACATTCTCGTTTTGCGGGCAATTTTACCGGTCACCCCCATGAATCATCCTGAGATCCGTATGGTCCCAGTGGACGCGCTCGTCCCCTACGCACGCAATGCCCGAACCCACAGCGATGCCCAAGTGGCACAGATCGCGGCCTCGATCACTGAGTTCGGTTGGACCAACCCGATCCTCACGGATGGTGCCAAGGGCTTGATTGCTGGCCACGGTCGCTTGATGGCTGCGCGCAAGCTCGGTCTCAAGGAGGTGCCAGTCATTGAGCTGGGGCATCTGACGCCCGAGCAGAAGAAGGCATACATCCTGGCCGACAACCGTCTCGCCGAAAACGCTGGCTGGGACGAGGAACTGTTGAAACTCGAGTTGGCTGAACTCAAGGCGGCCGACTTTGATCTGGACCTGATGGGTTTCTCCGACAAGGAGCTCGAAGATCTGCTCAACGGCGACGAATCAGGCGGTGGTTTGACTGAGGATGACGCAATCCCAGAAGCACCAGTAGACCCGGTATCCAGACCTGGGGACTTGTGGATTCTCGGCAACCACCGCCTCCTTTGTGGCGACTCTACAGTCCTGTCGGATGTGGAGCGCCTCATGGGTGGCCAATTGGCCGACATGGCCTTCACCGATCCGCCTTACAACGTGGACTACGGCAACAGCGCCAAGGACAAGATGCGCGGCAAAGACCGGCGCATCATGAACGACGATCTGGGAGAGGGGTTCTTCCAGTTCCTCTACGACGCCTGCTTGAACCTGCTCCTGGTCACCAAGGGTGCCTGCTACGTGTGCATGAGCTCGTCCGAGCTGCACACCTTGCAAAAGGCCTGGATCAAGGCAGGAGGCAAGTGGTCCACGTTCATCATCTGGGCAAAGAACACTTTCACGCTCGGGCGTGCGGATTACCAGCGACAGTACGAGCCCATCCTGTATGGCTGGAAACAGGGCACGGACCACTTCTGGTGCGGCGATCGCGATCAGTCAGACATCTGGAACTACAACAAGCCCCGGGTCAATGACCTGCACCCGACCATGAAGCCGGTCGAGCTGGTTGAGCGGGCAATCAAGAATTCCTCGAAGAGCCGGGACATCGTGCTGGACCTGTTTGGAGGTTCGGGCACCACCCTGATCGCCAGTGAGAAGACCGGGCGTCAGGCTCGCCTCATTGAGCTCGATCCCAGGTTCGTGGATGTGATCATCAAGCGCTGGGAGGACTACACCGGCCAGCAGGCGGTGCGCGAAGACGACGGGGTGAAGTTTTCTGAGGCCAGCGAAAAAGCGCTTCCCGATCCAGCTCCCCTATGACGGTGGGCCACATTTGCTTGCGTCAAAATCATGGGTAAGTCCAAGCCATGGACTTTTAAACCATGACCACAGACCGGCATGTTCAATCTTCACTGCACCAAGAAGCTTCTCGATCGAATCAAGCCAAAGGTTGAAAACCCTCGGCAGGGAACAACGCGTCTTGGCAGCTGGTATGCCACGGCGCTGTTTTGGAAACCTCAAATGGCACTTGTGGTCAATGAGCGAACGCTCTTGCCCGTGCTGCTTCCTTTGGCGCCAGCGGCAACGCTTGCGCAGCGATTCCCGGTAGCGTTGCGGGATGTCCTGCGTGCGCTGGATATGCCAGTCGAATTCATTGATTCGGAAATTGATGGCATGAGTGAGGTGGTCTATGCCAAGACTGCTAACCGAAGCGTACTGGGCGTGATGAACGAGTTTGCGTACCTGGCAGAGGGGTACCGCGATCAAGATGTCTCATTCGATCCGATTGCGCTGTCCCTCAAATTGGCAGGTACACCTTGTGGCCCTCTCTACAAAGGTGCAGTCTTTCCGGACAAGGCTTTGCGTGAGTTGGTCCATGGTGGCCCGATTCATTGACGCACTTCTAATCCAGATAGTCCTTTTTCCTCTCAGTTGTCCGAGAAATTCGAGTACAGAGCTGATTCGTTGAGAAGTACAGCAATAAATCAAATATTTTTGATCTTTTCTTGTCTGCAACTGATCAGCCCAGACGTGCCACATATCGACCATAGTCCGATCCAGATGGGTCGATAAAAAGGTAAGGGCGACCGGGCGCGTGCACTTCGACGCACAGCCTGCCATCTCCGTAATAGCCGCCCTTGCCCTGGAGCCAGTCGCGCGACTTGAGCAGGTTCTTGGCAAAGATGTCGAACTCAGCGGATTCCATCTCGCGCGTCTCGGTGATGTAGACGTCGCAATCCTCGCTGCCCGCGATCTCGGTCATGGTTGCAGGCTTGCGCCCAAAGGGAAGTCGGATGCCCAGTGCTTCGACTTCCATGTCTTTGCCATCGAAGTGGATGGTCATGGGTTTGCGTTCGATTGTGATGTTTATGGTTTTCATGTGAGCCTCAGGCTTGAGTGGTGATGCGGTAGACGCGGTCTGTGCCGGTCTGCTTTTTTGAGGTGATCTCCAGGCCCAGCTTCTTCTTGAGAGCGCCTGCCATCGCGCCGCGCACGGTGTGCACCTGCCAGCCTGTGGCCTCGGTCATCTGCGGCAGCGTGGCGCCCTCAGCGCGGCTGAGCAATTCGATCAGCATGGCTTGCTTGGTGCCCTCGCGTGTTGTGTGTGGTGGCTGAGTAGTGATGCCGATCTCTTGCAACCCTGTGGCTGTGGCCACATAAACCTCGGGCTCTGCCGCGCTGGCCTCAATCAGCTGTGCGTTGCGCATGGCAGTGAGCACCTTGATGCGTGCACCACCCTTGAGGGTGTCAGGGAAGTTGGTCAGTTTCTTTTGAGGATGCTGCGCAGCGGCTTCAAGCAGCGCGCGTTGGGTGTCCGTGAGTTTCATTGTTTGCCTTTCGATGTTGTTGATGTGTTTTTTGCTGCTTCGATCCCTGCGGCGTAAGCAGCCTCCAGTGCGCCCTTGATGGACCAGACTGCGACGTCGTGAAAGTCCAGGCGATCACGGTGCTGTGTCTCCAGGGTTTCGATAAAGAAATGCTTCAGAGCGATCTGCTCAAAAAGCTTGTTGAGGTTCTTGTCTTGCTTCATCGGTTTGTCCCTTTCGTCTTTCCGATGTGATGGATTGACGCTCTGATTCAAGATGAAGCCAAGTCAAATTTTTGAGCTGTCGCTTATTCCTTGAAAGCCGATTGAGATGCCTCGAAGTGCGCCTACTCCATGCAGATATCCGGGTTGCGCGCAGGTGCTGAACGTGCCCGGCTACTGCACCAATCACCAGCCCCAAGTGCACCGTGAGTACGGCCGCGCGCGGCGTGGCTTTGACACCGAGCTGGGCTTCTATCAATCGGCCAGATGGCGCAACACACGTGCAGCGGTGCTACGGGATAACCCGCTTTGCTGCAGGTGCCAGGCCAAGGGCGTGCTCCAGCCAGCCAAGGTGGTCGATCACATCGTTCCGGTCAAGCAAGGCGGTGAGCGCTTTGAACGCTCAAACCTGCAAAGCCTGTGCGTGCCCTGTCACAACGCCAAGACCGCCTCAGAGACGCCATCCCTGCGCAACCAGGCCCCGTCCTGAGGGGGTAGGGGGTCTGAATCTCTACAGACTGGCGCCCAAGATGCGTGGGCTTGCGCAAATTTTTATGCGTGCAAATTGAAACAGGGGGGGTCAATTAGTTGCCCACACTCCAGAGGGAGAACCTACGTCATCCCATGTAACGATGAACTTTGCAGGGAGAGGTGGCATTTTGTTTTGAATAGCAAAAAGCAGTCGTATTCCGTGAATCCATCTATTTATTGAAGGCGGTGCATAAATAAGTCGTTCGTTAGCCGACGCTGGTAACTCTGTAAGTACGTATCGGGGGTAATTAGGTGGACGACCACGTTTTGGTTTTGGGCGGAGTTCATCAACCAGAAAGATACCTGGGGGTATTTTTTTAATTTTTTGCATGGAAGTCTCCTAGATATGGCGGGTCGAAAACCAGTACCTACAAGCATAAAACAGCTCAGAGGAACCTTGCAGCCCTGTCGCACCAACTACCACGAGCCCGTACCAGAGGGCTTACTAGTTGAGCCACCAGATTACATGTCTGAGGGCGCAAGGGCGGCATGGCGCTATGCGCTGGAGAGCGCCCCGCCCACGCTGATTAAGAAGCTGGATATGTCCGTGCTTGAAGTCTGGGCATGTGCTGCGGACTTGTACCGACAAGCACAAATGGGCATCAGCAAGACCGGATTGCTGGTCAAAGCTCCAAGCAGCGGTGTGCCCATGCAGTCGCCTTATCTGGCCATTGCCAACAAGCAAGCGCAAATTATGACCAAGGCTGCGATTGAGATGGGTTTCACGCCCGCATCGCGCTCTCGCATCTCCACGCCCATGGAGCGACCTCTAGAAGAAATGGACCTCTGGGCAGACATTATTGGGTGAAATTGTTCGCTGAAATTATTGAAGAAGCTAGATGAGTAAATTTGCTTTGAGCGCTAAACACTACGCAGAAGCGGTTGTCTCTAAGCAAATACTCACCTGCGAATGGGTGCAAAAGGCGTGTCAACGTCAACTCGATGACCTGATCCGTTTCAAACGCAAGAGCAGCCTCTACCAGTTCAACCCGGAGCTGCTTGACCGGTACGGCAGGCCCTACCGACCAGCCGACAACCTGTGCGCTTTCATTGAGCGTCTGCCTCACGTCAAAGGACCACTGGCCAGCCGGATGATCGTTCTGGAGCCTTGGCAGGTGTTCATCCTGTCCACGGTATTCGGATGGGTCAAATCGGACGGCAAGCGCCGTTTCAGGCGGTCGTACATCGAGGTGCCACGGGGCAACGCCAAGTCAACGCTGTCATCGGCGGTGGGTCTGTACATGCTGGCGGCCGACCGCGAGGGCGGCGCCGAGGTGTACTCGCTGGCCACCACCCGCGATCAGGCTCGCATCGTCTTTGGCGATGCCCAGACCATGGCGCGCCTGAGCCCGGGATTCAGGAATCGATTCGCGGTGAACGTCGGTGCGCACAACATGCATGTGCTTCAAACGGGCTCCAAGTTTGAGGCACTCTCTGCTGAGGGCTCCACGCTGGACGGTCTGAACATCCACTTTGGTTGTATTGACGAGCTGCACGCCCACAAGACCCGAACGGTCTATGACGTTGTGGAAACCGGCACCGGCAAGAGGGACAACTCCCTGCTGTGGGTGATCACCACGGCTGGCAGCAACCGCTCAGGGATTTGTTACGAGGTCAGGAGCTTTGTCACCAAGCTGCTCAACCGAGTGTTCGAAGACGACTCTCAGTTCGGGATCATTTACGGCCTCGATGAAGGGGACGACTGGACGATCAAGGACTCCCTCATCAAGGCCAACCCCAACTGGGGCATCTCGGTGCGCGAGGAGATCCTGGTGCCCCTGCAGGCCAAGGCCATGCAGTTGCCCAGCGCGGTCAACAACTTCAAGACCAAGCACCTCAATGAATGGGTGAGCGCGGACAAGGCCTGGATGGACATGCGAGCCTGGGACGCGGGGACCAACCCAGATCTGGAGTTGGACCAGTTTCTCGGGCAACCCTGTTGGGTGGGCCTGGACCTGGCCAGCAAGACGGACATTGCGGCGCTGGTCATGGTGTTTCAGCACCCTGACACACCCGACGCATATGCCGTGTTTGGCAAGTACTACCTGCCCGAAGACACGGTCCAGGCTGCGGGCAACAGCCAGTACGAGGGCTGGGCGCACACCGGACGCCTGTCTGTGACGCCGGGCAACGTGATCGACTTCAGCTGGATCGAGGCCGATCTGCTGGACATCGCGTCCCGGTTTTCCGTGGAGGCCGTGGCCTTCGATCCGTTTCAGGCCACACAGCTTTCCACCCGGATGCTCTCCGAGGGCCTGCCCATGATAGAGGTGCGTCCCACGGTACTCAATTTCAGCGAACCGATGAAGACGCTTGAAGCCCTGGTCCTGCAAAAGAAGCTCGTCCATGACGGTGACCCGGTATTGGCCTGGATGGCCAGCAACGTGGTGGCTCACACGGACGTCAAAGACAACATCTATCCACGCAAGGAGCGAGCAGAAAACAAGATAGACGGCATCGTGGCACTGATCATGGCTCTTTCAAGGGCGATCAAACCGGGCGACTCGGTGGTGCTGGGATCCGACTATGAGTTGATGGTGCTCTGAGGCAATGGGACTTTTCACATTCATCGATCGATTCAGAGCCTCAAGCAGTGACCGCTCCCCCTGGGGAGACTTCTTCTTTGAGCCGGTGTCGGTGCGCAGCGCCTCCGGCATGCGCGTCTCGCCTGATGGAGCGTTGCGGCTCGCAGCGGTATACGCCTGCGTGCGCATCCTGTCGGAGACCATGGCGTCTCTTCCGGTGGTGGTGTACCGCCAGCGCAAGGACGGAGGCAAGGACCGGGTGACCGATCACTGGCTCTATAGCTTGCTGGCCCGCAAGCCCAACCGGTTCCAGAACCCCTTTGAGTGGCGCGAGATGCTGCAGGGGCATCTGGCCCTGAGGGGCAATGCTTTCTGCCAGATCATCGCCAACCCTAAAGGGCAAATCACTGAGCTCATGCCCATCCACCCCGATCGGGTGCGAATGGAGGTCATGGACAGCGGTGACTTCCGCTACCGGGTGCGCATGCAAAACGGGGATGAAACGGTATTCCCGCGCGGGCAGATCTGGCACCTGCGGGGGCTCTCGTCGGACGGTCTGATGGGCATGAGCCCGATCGAACTGGCCCGGGAGAGTCTGGGCATGGCCCTGGCCGCCCAGGACTATGGGGCGCGGTTCTTCACGAACGATGCCAAACCCACGGGCGGCTGGATCGAGTTTCCGGGCAACTTCAAGGACCCTGAGGCCAAGCGGGTGTTCAGGGATTCCTATCAGGCGGCGCAATCCGGCTCCAACCGGGGCAAGGTGCTCGTATTGGAAAACGGCATGAAGTTCCATGAGGTGGGGGTCACGAACAAGGACGCCCAGTTTCTGGAGCTGCGCAAGTTCCAGATAACAGACATTGCCCGATTGTTCCGTGTGCCACCGCACATGATTGCTGATTTAGATCGCGCTACGTTCTCGAACATCGAGCAGCAGAGTTTGGAATTTGTCATGCACACCATGACGCCCTGGGCCGAACGCTGGGAGGCCTCGATCGAAGCGGACTTGATGCTTGACGGCGATCAGCTGGAAGTCGAGTTCGACTTTGCCAACCTGATGCGCGGCGATGCAGCCAGTCGCTCGGCCTACTACCAAAGCGGCATCCAAAACGGCTGGCTCACCCGCAACGAGGCACGGATTGCAGAAAACCTCAACCCGCTGCAAGGCCTGGACCAACCTCTGCGGCCCCTGAACATGGTCGAGGAAGAGGATGCCGAAGAGGCCGAACAGGAGTCCGAATCCACGGATCCGGCGCCTGCCGATGAAGAAATCGCTCCCGCCGATCAGGAAACGAGCCTGCGCTTTCGCAGGCTGGTGCAGTCCAACGCAGATCGGCTTGCCCGGCGCATTGCCAAAAAGGGCTCCCTGGGAGTCAACGAAACCGACCTGATTGCGCAGGCCTTCGCACTGCAAGCCTGTCAGGTCAGTGCCTGGGCGCAGCAGCAAACACAGCCCTTTGAGGAAGACGCACTGGCCGCTTCCCTGATTCAACTTGGAATGAACACATGAACAAACAACTCCTGCTCTCTGAATTTCTGACCACGCCCTGGGCGCTGATGCCCGAGCGTTTGCAGGCTATGTCCGGCATCCTGACGCGCTGGTCTGCAGGCGAGCCGCCCAGCGACGAGACCCTGTTTCAGGTCAACACCGACCGCGTGCTGCGAGACACCCGCAAACAAATGGCAGCCGCCAGCACGGGCACCGGCATCGCGGTGCTGCCCCTGTACGGGGTGGTCACGCAGCGCGGCAACATGGTCGACGACATTTCGGGGCCGGGCAGCACCAGCACCCAGCAGTTCACTTCGGTCCTGCGCCAGATGCTGGCCGATGACAAGGTGGGTCAGATCCTGATCGACATCGACAGCCCCGGCGGCAGCGTCTATGGCGTGGCCGAACTGGCCAGCGAAATCGTCAAGGCCCGTGCCCAGAAGCCGGTCATTGCTGTGGCCAACAGCCTGGCGGCCTCAGCCGCTTACTGGATCGGCTGCTCAGCCAGCGAGTTCTACGTCACTCCGGGTGGCGAGGTGGGCTCGATTGGCGTGTGGCAGGCCCACTTTGATTACTCGAAGGCGCTGGAAGAGGAGGGGGTCAAGCCCACCCTGATCTCTGCTGGCAAGTTCAAGGTTGAGGGCAACCCGTATGTTCCGCTCGATGAGCAGGCGCAGGCTTTCATGCAGTCCCGAGTGGATGACTACTACAACGCCTTCATCGAAGCCGTGGCCAAAGGCCGTGGTGTCTCGGCAAACGATGTGCGCTCGGGCATGGGCGAAGGCCGGGTGCTTGGCGCTGACGCCGCACTGGCCGCTGGAATGGTCGACGGCATTGCCACCTTTGACGATGTGCTGGCCAAGATGCAGGTCAGCGTGCGAAGCACCAAGCCACGCAGTCAGTCCCGCCTGAAACAGGCCCGTGACGCTCTTGCGCTGATCTGATCCATTTCATTTAGCAGCCCTCCGTTGAGGGTTGCGCCTTCCTGCGACCCGTTGGTCGTCATCCCTGTCGCCGCCTTGAGTCATTCCGACCAGGCGGTTTTTCATTTCTGGAGTCAAACCCATGAGCAAGCAACTGCGCGAGCTGCAAGCCCGCAAAGCCACCCTGGTCAAGGACGCACGCGCCCTGACCGATATCGCTGCCGCTGAGCAGCGCGACATGAACGAAGAAGAGGTCAGTGCTTTTGAAGCCCTCAAAGCCAGGATCGAAGCCACCTCGGCCGCGATCGACCGTGAAGCGGCCTTGATTGCCGAGGAAGCGCAGATGGGCCACGCAGCCCAACTGCCCAATGCCTCGGTGATCACGGTGGTCAGCAACGCCGAATCCGATCCCAAGCATGGCTTCAAAAGCGTTGGCGAGTTCCTCAAAACCGTCCGCCATGCGCAAAACCCCGGTTCCTCGATCGATGACAGACTGCTGATTGGCATGAACCGTGGTGCTGTGGCACCGGCCAGCTTCGGCAACGAAGGCTCGGCGCAGGATGGCGGTTTCCTCGTGCCTCCCCAGTTCGCCCAGGAAATCTTCCAGCTCTCGCTGGGCGAGGATTCCCTGCTGCCCATGACAGACAACGTGGAGATCACGGGTAACACCATGGCCTTCCCCAAGGACGAGACCACGCCCTGGGGTACCAACGGCATCCGAGCCTACTGGCAAGGTGAAGCCGCATCGGCCGTGGGTACCAAGCCAGTCCTGGGTCTTTCGACTCTGCGCCTCAAAAAGCTGATGGCTCTGGTGCCTGTGACGGACGAACTGTTGGACGACACCAATGCGCTGTCGACCTACCTTCCCGACAAGATC